GATCTTACTGATCGCGGCAGCGGCCAATCCGGGTAACGTCATCATCGGAAACGATGCGGCGTCACCGATCCTTGGATTCGGTGCCATCACGCATACCTGGGCAGTGAAACCGGGTGGCATCTTCTTCGTCTACGCACCGGACGCCACTGCGTGGCCGATCACCGCAGTCACCGGCGACATCCTCCAGGTTACGCCATCGGCAGGTACGTGCATATTCGATCTCGCGATTCTCGGCTCCAGCGTCTAGTTTCGATTCACTGTCCAAGGAGAAACGTTCATGTCAAACGCTGTAACAACTACGGGGATCCTTATCAAGCGGGCACCGTTTGCGACGCCGACCGCATTCGTGACCGTTGGTGAGCTCACTGAACTCGATCCGGGAGGGATGAGCCGAAACAAGATCGAGACATCGACGCACAACGATGGTTCGGAAAGTCATGTGCTCGGCATTCTACGACAAGCGGATCCGACATTGAAGATCAACTACGTGGCAGCCGACGCCACGCATATCCTCATTCTGTCGGATATCGCGAACAACGTGAAAAACGCATGGCAGATCCTGTTCCCATCCGGCAAAACAAGAACTGGATTCGCGTACGTTCAGCAATTCAAATTCGATCCGGCCCCGGTCGACGCCAAACAGGGGGCCACACTGGCGATCACATGGGCAGGCGCAGTCGTAGAAGCGTAAACTTTAAAGGAGTCACCACCATGACACTTCTCAACGCAGCGCAGGTATTCGATGCACCGGATCTCAAAGAGGAAACCGTGGAAATCCCGGAGTGGCCAAATCCGGATGGCACTCCGGGGCAACTTCGACTGCGTGAGATGGACGCAGCGACAACGGCGTTGATGACCGCGGCGATGAGTGGTCGTGCGGACGACGGTGTGTCGATCATCCTCATCTTCACCGCAGTCGATACGGAGAATAACCTGATCTTCACCATGGAGGATCTGGTGCGACTTCGGAAAAAGAACTTCCGGGTGTTGGATCGTTTGCAACGGATCTGTCTCCGATTGAATGGAATGGGACCGGAAGCGAAGGTGACCTTAAAAAAGGACTAGTGCGGGGCGGTCATCGCCGCTTCGCCTATCGACTTGCTCGGGAGTTGAAAATCGTGGACGTGGATCGCATGCTTCGAAGTATGTCATCCACCAGATTTGAGGAGTGGCGTGTGTACGAAGAGTTGGAGCCATTCCCAAACGAACGTGCCGACTGGGGTATGGCGCATATCGTACAGGCGATAATGAGAACTGGAAAGAAATTGAGCGAGTTCATGTTACCGTTTGGCGATTACGTTGTCTCGGATGCACCGGTAGTCCAGACCGTCGAGTTTCAAGAACGGATACTCGATGATTGGATCTTCATACACAACGCTATGTACGCGGCAAAGGCAGGTCGAAATTGACAGACATCGGCGTTGTCAAAGGTTTAATCGATCTCGAAGATGACTTCACCAGTAAGCTCGGACTTGCCAAAGCTGCGCTCAGTAATTTCTCAGAAGAGAACCAAGCGAGTCTAACTGCGGTCGCCGGTGCCGCTGGGTTGGTTGCTGCGGCGATCGGTGCGGTTACTGTAGCAGTAATTGCGCTTGGCGATCGTGGGTCGGATATCGCTGATGTCGATGCGACGTTGGATCATTTCGCAGGCAGTGCCGAAAAAGCTACTGCGATCATGGATCAACTTCGTGCCGGTACCAAAGGCACAGTCGATAACTTTATACTGGCGAAGGATGCCGCACGACTGTTGTCGGCGGGAGTGAAACTTACCGCAGACGACTTCGGCACATTGGGCCAAGCTGCGTTCGTACTCCAGAATAGGGGACTCGGTACAACCAAAGAGATGTTGGAGCTCGTGTCCAATGCCATGGTCACGGGTCGTACTCGTGCATTGGCGATGGCCACTGGCGTGGTTGACGTTGGTGACGCAGAAGACAACTTCGCGAAATCGTTGGGCGTCACTGCAAGTCAACTTTCGTTGTCAGGAAAGGCGGAGGCTCATCGTATTGCCGTACTCGATATCTTGAATCGTGCCGTCAAGGATGCCGGGCAGCAAGAGCGGGACTTCGGTGAGCAACTTGAAGCTGGTCGTGTCGTTGTTGAAAACTGGATTGACGATCTTGCGAAAGCCGTAGCACAGTCGCCTGTGTTCGCTGCTGGTATGCGAGAAGCCGGTGCGGCGATTTCAGAAGCGTTCGGTGGCGACAGTACGCAAACGATTAACAGTATTGTCCACGGCATTGAAAAGGCCGCGATCGTTGCGGTAGACTTTGGTCTCGGTGCGGTCGAAACTGCTCGAGTTGTCCACACCGCATGGGCGGTCATTGAGACTGCGGTACTCGCAGTTGAGACGGCTATCTCAAACGTCATTGGTCTGCTCGGCTCCGCTGGCTTGAAAGCTGCCGAAGCCGCAGAGATGATGGGTGTCGGATCCAAAGAGACCACCGCGATGTGGCGGGGCTTTCGTGATGCGATCGAAGAAACTACGGCAGGTCTCGTAGCCGAAACACAAGAAGCAGCGAAGGGAGTCACTGGGCATTCCGAATTCGACAAGACGCTTGACAAACTCGGTGGCACGCTGTTCCGTGTAAAGGACGCGATGGACGCAGCGTCGAAGAGCACACATGAACAGGGTGAAGCAGAAAAGATTCTGGAAGGTAACACCGCGAAACTGAATGCCGTCAGCAAGGATCTCGCCAAGAGTTACTTGGACCGCGGCAAGATCGCGGAGGAAGTCGCAAAGACCGAGAAGAAGAGTTTGACCGAGACCGCCAAGCTGTGGGCGGACTATACTGCAATCGTAATCAAGAATACCGGTACGGCGCGCGATGCGCTGATGGCGGAGGCGAAAGCGCGATTCGACGCCGGAGTGGCGGCGATCACGGTTCTCGACAAACTCAGTCCTAAGTACGTAGAGCATTACAATGCACTACGCGCCGTCTACACCGCGACATTGGACGGTCTCAAATCAAATTGGCAGAGCGTGGCGGGTACATCGATCGAAGCGATGAAGCAAGAAGCCGAAGCCGCACGAGAGACGTACAACCAAATGCTTACCGGTGCGTTGCACTTCACCAGAGACGCATTAGATGCGCAGTTAAAGAAGACCCAAGATCTGGAAGATGCCGCACGCGGAATGGGTGAGTCGTACAAGACTGCATTCGAGAAAGCTGCATTGGCTGCGAGAGAACTGGCTGCCGAACAGAAAGCTGCAGCGGAGGCCGAGAAGAAACGCAAGCAAGAGAATCAAGCGATGGGTGGGTCGTTCGAAGTCACTCGCGCTAACTTCGCTGCGTCTGCTGCGGGAATGGGTGCGGATCCGGGGTTGGTCGAAAACTTCTTAAAGAAAGGTTACTCCTTCCAGCAAGCGATGCTCTGGTCAAAACATCCGGAGTGGCCACCACCGCCATCGCCCGGTCCTCGGGTACCTGGGTTCGCCGAGGGCGGCACGATCATGGTGGGTGAGAATGGACCGGAGATCATACGTGCGCCATTAGGAAGTCAGGTATTTCCAACCGGAACCGGGCCGAGTCGTGGTGACACGTACAATGTCGAGATCAACGTGAACGGTACCGCACAAGAAGTGGCCGGCAAGGTCAGTCGCGAGTTCATGCGCCAGTTGAAAATGCGTCGCCAGTTCGGTGCCGCTTAAGGAGACAGTATGCTCTACGGAACTTCGTTCACAGAAACACTTATCAGTGGGCAGATCGATGGAACTGCCAACACGACCGGCGCAGCGGCATCGGCGATACCGGCATCGGCGAAGTTCACCCTACCGGCAAATGCGCTGGCCATTGGCAAGGTATTGAAGATCGAAGCTGCCGGCAAGATGTCCTCGGTCATTACCACACCTGGGACTATGCGGTTCGACGTTCGATTCGGCGCCATTCTGGTATTCGATTCGTTGGCCGCATTGCTCGATACGGCGGCCGCGCATACCAATGTGGGGTGGTGGTTGGAGATCATGCTCACGTGTCGTGCCATCGGTGGTACGACCTCTGCCAACTTCATGGGTCACGGTAAGCTGACTTGTGAAGCGATCAAAGGTTCGGGTACGATGCCGTTGGGTTCGATGGTGGCAATGTTGCCATGGAATTCGACTCCGGCGGTAGGTACTGGGTTTGATAGTACCATATCCAACGTGATCGACTTGTTCTTTACTCAGACGGTAGCGACTGGGTCGATGACATTACAGCAGTACACTTTAACTCTGTTGAACTAAGATGGCGCTCAATCCACTTACCGCAGGGCCGGGACGATTTCGGTCTCGGACTCTCGGAGACGACACTACTCCAGAAATCTATTCGGTCACGCCGAACTCGGACCGAGCAGCTGGAGGTGTGGCCGTTACAATCACTGGAAATAACTTCCAATCTAATGCAATCGGTACGGCACCTACGGTACGTTTCGGCGCGACATTAGCGACCAGTGTCGTGTTAGTAAGTATCAATACGATTACATGCAATGCGCCTGCGCATGTGGTGGGGCTGGTAGATATCACGGTCACCAACCCGAATGGACAGTTCGGTATACTGCCTAACGTGTTCACGTATTATGATACGGTACTCTTTCTCGTAACGCCGAACTACGGCCCGATTGCTGGTGGTACATCGATCCAGATCATTGGTGCGAACTTCAAACCCGCTCCTGCGGTTACCGTGGGCGGGATTACTCCAGGTACGGTCATACGTATCGACTCCCAGCATATCTCGGTGATCACGCCCGCACACGCACAGGGTCCGGCCGATGTCGTAGTCGACGGTGTTACTATGCGTGGCGCGTTTATGTACACGCTACTGACACGAGGAGAAGATCTTCGTCGTAATCCGTCGATACGAATAACTGAATCGATCAATGCTCCATCATCGTGTTCGTTTGTAGTTGATGGTCGGAGTGTGCCGCCATTGGCCGGTGAAGAGTTCGAGTTCTTGGACGATTCGTCAAATGTGCTGTTCGCTGGCGTTGTGCAAACGGTACAACAGAAGTACGAGGAAGGCGGTGAAACCGATCAACTATTGTGGGAGATTAACTGTACCGACTACACTGCGTGGTTGAATCGACGTCGACCGAATGGGAGTTACATTCAGGTATCTGCCACGGATATCGTGAAGGATCTCATAGCGAAGTACGCGCCATGGGTTACGGTAGCCCATGTGCAATCGGGACTGTGTGAACTAACCCTAACCTTTGATGGCACCGAAGACTTCGCCACGGTGTTGACGACCATAGCCAAAGCCTTGGGCGGTGGGTATTGGCGTATCGACTACAACAAAGACCTACATTTCTTTCGGTCAATCAACATCGCGTCCGGTAATGGATCGACATCTGAACCGATTACGAATCTGGGTGGTGGTGAGGTTAACCCGACTCCGCCGGTACTGTCGCAGAGTTCGTCAGTCGGTGTGTACTTGCCCGGCTACTACATGTTCTGTTGCGCATTTCGATACAGTGACGGAATCGTATCTACTCCAGGTCCATTTTCTGAATTGATGCTGTTGGACGGACATCATCTGCCGCAACTAGATAGTATTCCTACCGGTGCCGCGATCGGCGGGTTGACTGTTACTGATCGAATCATCTACTATAAGTTCTTTGGGTTCAGTGGCGGTGTTCCATTAGCGGCCGGGATGCGTATCCACGACAATGTCACTACCACCGTGATCGCCACACCGGATGGGAACTACAGTTCACTGAACTTGTCGTTGGGCGACATGAGTGGTGTAGCGCGTATTCCAACGGTGGCTCCGCCTGTCGGTCCGCCACGTGCACCAGACGCCAGTCAAATCTCTGACATGTCGGCACGTACGGCGATGGGGCAGGTGTTCCCGGATTTCTTCGGTCCCGGTGGTAGCAAGGTATCGTTCTCGTTTCCGTCCGGTACGTGGGCGTTCAAGATGACCGACCTGTACGATGACGGAACGGAGTCGCAACCCAGCGAAGCATCCGGTCGACGAAACTTTGACGGGCAACATGCGGTACGGTTCGCCACAAACAATACCGCAGGCGATGTGAATGGTCGTTCCGTTATCGCACGAAAAATCTATGGCAGTCGAGCAGCTCGGCTGGATGACATCCCAGACTTCTCCGCCGGCACTACCTCGTTGTGGTTCGTGTTCCCGGATAACGGCAACGCAACTATCACAATCGTCCCAGCGATCAAGCAGGACAACTTAAACCAGTCGATCAGTACCGTTGGATCGCAGCAGCCACCGGGAATCAATGACGGAGGAGTGCAACACGATTGCGTGGTCGGACCGAATCCGGAAGAGCCGGATTATCCGGATGACATCACTTCCACGAGTACGACTCTGTTACGGGATCCTCAGATCACACATACGATCGACGTCACCCAATTGCGAAATCGAGTTATCGTATATGGGCAGGCAGTGATTCAACCACCGAATGTGGTGACACCTCCGCCTACCGGATCTGGCACGGGTTCATATGTACAACCTCCGGTAGTGTTAACGAGTCAAATCAATCAATACGCCGGTGCGGCGGCAGGGTTCGCTGGGTTCTACGGTATCCCGATGAACTACATTCGAGACCACCCGCAATTTTATCCCTGGTCTGGATACCCATTGAACCAGCGGTGGAATGTAATCATGACCACCACACGGTACGCGGTGGTCGGCGGAACTACGGATGTGTTGCATGAGTATATTCGAGATACGCTCGGCATCTCGGATGCGTACGTACTCGATCATCCGTACACCGTGTTCATGGATTTGCCTGAAACGTTTTATGATATTCAAGCCCCACCCACACCTGTCACCACAGTCACGACACAGGATATCGTACACGCTACGGCACTCCCGGAAAAGCCCACCATCATCCGTACCAAGTACCAGGTGGACGATCTCGATTCGCAACGGTTCATGGGACGGATTGAGTTGGACGCAGCTGGAAATCCAACCGACGGAGTGCACGAATTCGGAATCAACACCACATTGGAAACCGCAGAGGAGTGCATTGCATTCGGTAAAGCGCAGCTGGAGCAATTCGCGTGGCCTCTGATTACAGTTCGGTACGCCACCAGAGATCCGAAGTCGCATCCGGGACGTATGGTGCATATCGATTTAACGGATCCACCCATCAAAGGTGATTTCCTAATCCTGGCGGTGGACGTCGACCAGATCAAAGAAGAAGCCGAGACCACCGATCTGTTGTCGCCCCGGTATA